TCTAGTCTTTTACGTAGTGGTTCAGATATGAACTTTATTGTAACACAACTAGAAAAGGTTGGTGAAAGACAAACAGAAATGCATACTTTTGCTAAGTGTCTTGCTCGCGTACTCAAAAAGTATATTCCAGACGGGACAGAAACTGGAGATAAATGCCCAGAATGTGGTGATAAACTTATTAGGGAAAGTGGTTGCCAATCGTGTAAATCATGCCCTTATGCTAAATGTGGTTAAAGGAAAATATTATGGATATTGCTTGTAGCGAAACTTACAACTTCGATGATGTGTATTTAGCTCCACCAATAGATTTAACTAGACAACATCATATACACAGCATAGAAGTTAGTAAGGATTTAGGAAGAGAAGAAATCAACGAACTAGGTAGAAGAGGACCATATTTTAAATATGTAAATTTTCCAATTGGAATTACAAAGGAGTTAGGACTTGTGGCAATAGTACCAGACGTATCGAAATTTGGCGGATTTGATTTATACCAACATTTAGCTTCTGAAACTGCAATTTATCCAGAAGAACAACGCATTACTTACCCCGCTTTGGGATTGTGTGGTGAATCTGGAGAAGTTGCTGAGAAAGTTAAAAAACTATTTCGGGATGATAATGGCGAATTATCAGAAGAAAGACGAGAAGCACTTAAAAAAGAAATTGGTGATTGTTTCTGGTATTTAGCTGCTCTTGCTAAGGATTTAGACATTAGTTTGGCTGATGCTGCTCATGCCAATCTGGTTAAACTATTTGACCGCAGAGACAGAGGAGTACTCAAAGGCGACGGCGATAATCGTTAAAATTTGATTTTTTTGTTTGACAAAAGCCAGTAAAGAGGTATATTTTCCTAGAAGACGTTGTTTTCCCGCTTGGGAAATTGTATTAAAACAAGAAAGTATTATCATGAAAAATCATTCAGTACTAGTATTAAACTCGAATTGGCAACCTTTTGATATCTGGGGATGGCAAAGAGCTATGGTCAAATTACTTAAGGGGAATGTGTACATGGCGGAAAAATATGATTGGACCATTAGGGATGGTAAAGGTCAAGAATACGATGTTCCTTGTGTGTTGGTTTTAAAGAAGTATATTAATGCTCATAATAAACCAGCACCTTACGGCAAAAGAAACATTGCTGCTCGTGATGGATATACGTGTCAATACTGCGGAGAAATGTTTCCTAGTAGAGAATTAACTATCGACCACGTTATTCCTAGGTCTAAGTGGAAAAAGCTTGGAAGTGGAGGAAGTCCAAATAAGATGACTAATGCTGTTGCTAGTTGTGAAACCTGCAATAGAAAAAAGGGAGATAGGACTCCGAAAGAAGCAAATATGATGCTTTTAAGTGAGCCTAAGAATATACTTCAGAGTAAAGCTTTTGTTTTAAAGTTCATTCATACTAAGATTCCACAAGAATGGCTAGACTACATTACAATTGAAGGTAAAAAACATATAGATGGCAAGAAAAAGAAAGCGTAAGAATCAAGTTACACAACAAAGAAAAGACCAAGATTTTAAAGCAAAAACAAGTGGTCAAACAGAATACGTTAGAGCTATCGCAGAAAACAGATTGGTAATATGCACTGGTCCTCCAGGCACAGGTAAAACTAGCTGTGCTATTGGAGTCGCTTGCGAAAGATTAAAAGCCAATCAAATTAAGCGTATCGTTATTTCTAGACCAACTGTTGAAACTTCTAAAAGGGGTTTGGGTTTTATACCTGGAAAACTAGAAGAAAAATTCAGTGCTTATACTAGACCAGTAATAGCCGAACTTAAGAAGTATCTAGGTATAACCAAATACAATTCTCATTGTTATGCTGGTTCTATTATTTTTGAGCCACTAGAATATATGAGAGGAATGAACTATCATGACTCTTTTGTTATTCTGGACGAAGGTCAAAACGCGGAATATGAACAGCTTAAAATGTTCGTGACTCGTATGGGTCAAAACTCAACCTTTGTTATAAACGGAGACCTTAAACAAAACGACTTATGGGATAGAAACGACAAGCTATTCCACGACGAAATTGGTCTTTATGATGTGATTACTAAATTGGAAAACATTAATGGCGTATCTCATGTTAAGTTACAAAACTCTGATATTGTCAGAGACCCATTTATTGGGGTTTTAGCTCAAGCGTTAGATGAATAAAAACTTTGCAAAAAGTTGGAATTTTTCTGAGAATAAAAAGAAAAATGGCGTATACAAGGGATAGACGAAGGAAATAACGTACTTATTTTAAAGATTCCTTCATGTGTTTGAGGGAGTCTTTTTTTATTAAATGGAGAAAATTAAATGATTGAAGCAGGATTTGTATTATTTATGGAAAATCATTTTGGTCGTAAACCCAATATGTCAGAGGGTAAAGACCGAGATTTATACTCAGCGTGGAAACACGGCAGAGACCACGAAGACGTAGTGTTCGAGAAAGTTACAGAAACTGATGACAAATGGGCAAAATCCAAAAGCCTTGGAGCATACGAAGTGGACATGGACAGCATGTTAAAAGACACCAAAAATTTACGAAGTGATTTTCAAAAATAACTTAAAGGAAAAATAACATTAAGACAATAATAGCTGGCGACCGTAATTTAAAAGAATACCAACACATAGTGGATGCTGTTAATATTTCCAAGTTTGAGATTACGGAAATAGTATCTGGAAAAGCCAGAGGGGCAGACGAACTTGGTGAACAGTGGGCCACAGAGAATGGTGTGCCAATTAAACCGTTTGCTGCTAACTGGAATAATCTTACTCAGCCAGGAGCAGTAATTAAAATCAACAAGTGGGATAAAAAATACAACGCAAATGCCGGATTTTATCGAAACCAAAAAATGGCTGAGTATGCTGATGCTTTGATTGCAATTCAAGTTGATGGTGATACTCCTGGTACTGGTGATATGATTAAAAGAGCTAAAGCAGAAGGATTGTCGGTCTTTGTGTATGAAGGGCCAGAAGAAAAAGACAAAGTATTTGCTTTTAGTTTTTAAGGAGAATAACAATTCCTACATACATTTTAGAATGCGGTGAATGCAATATATACTGGGAAAGAAAAATGCCCATGGCAGATACGGAAAAAATTGGCAAATACATTCCGTGTCCTAAATGTAAAAAGAAAAAGTCAGTTAGTCAAGACTTTTCTGAATCTGGCCAACATATCCAAGTCTCTAGGGACGCTTCTACAGTTGGTGAAATCGCGGAAAGAAATACCAAAAACATGGGCACATACGAACTAGAAGATAAACGTAAAGCTTATTTTGACAGTAAGAAGAAAGCCAAACGAACCATGTTAACGGAAAATGGTATAATTAAACCGGGAGACCCTTTACCAGAAGACAGTAAACCATGGTATGGAAAAATGGACAAGGAAACTAAAAAACAAATTGAAACAAATCCAGCCAGAGCGGAAAAATATATTATGGAGGGGAAATAATGTCAGCGAAAAGTCCACATAAAGCGATACTAAATGTTAATGTCAAAGTTTACGAAGTTAGACCTGACGGTACATGTGGTCAAGAAATATCTAGAGAAGACATGGACAATGTAAATGTCAAACCTGATTTTCTTCTTAATGTAGATGGATTTGATAGGTTTGATTGTTTAAAAAGGCTTAAAAAAGAAATTGAGGAGTTTGGCAATGGGTAAATTTCAACCAAGAGAAACGACAGACGAAGACATCAGACTTAAAGTTTCAGAATTTGCTGAGACAGACGACCCGAAAGACCACGAAGAAGATATTGTTGTGCGTGCTAAATACGGGTATGAAGACCTAGACGAACATACTATGATATGTGCTAATTGCGAAAAAAAACTAGCTGTTATTAAAAAAGTCGCAAAAGAGTCTATGGTTAATATTTTTAAAGCAGAGTGTCCATTTTGTAATGATAGTTCTTTTAAATATAAAGTCACCGGCAAAACATACGTTGGTGGTACTGACATTACGTCTTTGAAAGATATTCAAATGACCAACAGTTATGTTGATAATGATGTTCTTATAATGGAAGCTACTATTACGCTCTGTATACATGAGGATAAATATAGTGAGTAGAGACGAAAAAGACATTAGTCATATAGATTTACCAGATGTTAATCAGTATCTGGCTGTGTTTACGTTAAAAGACGGTACGGAATTGTCACAAACATATGACGAACAAACAAAACCCAAAGAACCAGTATATGCGTGTGCAAAAACTGTGACCAACTTGACAAAAAACACTGTTTCGTTTTTTGTTAGGTCAGACGGCGGTAGTTTATACAATCCAAGGTTGTCTTCTTTTAGTTACGAAAAAAGAAAAAACTGGCAATGGAAAAAACTACACAAACAAGAAGGCACTTTTAATTTTTATGTTAAATTTTTACAAACAAATAGAGAAACAGACCTAAGATATGCAGAAAGGTCTCTCTAAGGAGAATATTATGGCTAAAAAAGGCAGACTATCAGACGTAGAAAAATTCTATATCGAAAACAATCTTCAGCTTAGTGATGAAAAGCTTGGAGAAATATTAGACAGAACACCAAACACTGTTAAGAAGGTTAGAGATATGACTCCAGAAGTAGAGCCAAAACCAGAAGTAGAAAAAGCAGAATTGGCTGAATCTGAAAAAACGGTTATTACTAAACAAGAAGCATTGAGTAAAGGATATAATGTTAGTGACCTTATGGGACGTAAACGCGAAGCAACCGTTATGACCCCAGCAGCAAGCGAAATGGCTGATGATGCAAATGCTCTTAATCGCTCACAAAGTAAAAACCATCGTTTCGCATCAAATATTCACAATCCCAAAGGAGGCTAATATGGACAGTAGAATCTGTACTGAACCAGACCAATATGTTAACGACAGATTTGAAGGACATACTCATTGGATTATTGAATTAAGTAATGGTCAAACTGTTTATCAAGACGAAGACAGGCCAGACCACGACCCTAGTGCTTGGGTTAGGTTAAAAAACCATTGTCAAGAAAACAATATTCATATTGTTAAAATGTACTTACGCTTTCGTTCTCATAAAGAATTCTTACCAGATAATGCACAGGGATATTTTTTCGTCAAAGTAGCTCGCGGTAACTGGGGAAGTACAAAAACTTTACACAAGTACATTGTTGGTCATATTGATGATGATGGAATATTACATACTACTAAGTATAGAATTCCAGAACTACTACCAGAAAACCATGAAAGACGTAAATGGAAACCAGAAGACTTATCAGTGATTGTTAAGAAAGGATAATATATGACCAATTATCATTCAAGAAATACCAAAGAACCATGTAGTGCTGCGCATCTATTAACAGAAATAATGTGCGAAAGAAAGTCTAAGAAAGACAATATGGTTTTAGGACATAAATTTTGGAACAAAGAAGAATGGAAACTCTTTTACCGAAGAACCATAATTGCAGCAAACAAAACGTTTAAATTGTATAGCTCAGAAGTTGTTTTCAGAGTTCTTAAGCATAAAAAACATCAGTGGCAATATTCATTGCATGAAAAAACACTAAACGAAGCTTTAAGAATTGAACAACGTAATTTTGACAAAGAACAGCAAAGTTTAAAAAAGGCCAAAACAATTGATATTCAACCAACTGTAATCGATGTTAAAAAGAATACAGATGGTAGTAAGAACAAATTTAATAAACTCAGGGATTAAAATGGCTAAAAAGAAAGTGACAGCAAAAGAAACAAAAACATCACCAGCAATAACAGCAACAGATAAACTAGCAAACGAAATTAACAAAGAATACGGGATTGGTATTTGCGTAGACGCTAATGAAATTTTAGATAAAGAACAAATAATCATACCAGTCAGTCCTAGAATTGATGCAGGAATTCACGGAGGCATTCCAGAGGGTTCGTGGGTAATTATGTCCGGTCCTCCTAAGTGTGGTAAAAGCACTACGTGTTTAGAATTTGCAGCTACATGTCAACAGTCTGAATACGGTGATAGAGAAATTTATTACTTTGATGTTGAAGGTCGTCTTAAAAAGATGAACTTAGAACAAATCCCAAACTTAAATCTTAAAAAATTTCATATAATAAAATCAACTAAGGAAAAAATATTAGCAGCCGAAGACCACCTTACTATTGCTGTTAACGTATTGAAAAATGTACCCAGAGCCATTGTAATTATAGACTCAACTTCCGCAATGGCTGGCGTATCAACATTAGAGGATAGAGTTAGAGGAGACGGTAGAGAACCAGCACCACGGATTTTATCTAACTTCTGCAAACAAATGGGTGGAGTCGTACCTATTCAGGACTCTATTGTAATTCTAGTTCAACACCTGATTACAAATACAAGTGGTAAGGGTGCCATGTATATGGAAGACGGGGGAAGAAAAATTCAGTATCAAGTTGACGTGAAGCTCAGATGCACGTACTTTGAAAGGTGGGAGGACACTAGTAAAACCCAAATAGTGCAAAAAGCACACTGGAACGTCCTGTCTTCTGCTCTTGGTCCTCCTGGGGCAAAAATTGAAAGCTATCTTAGATATGGTGAAGGTATTGATATGATATACGAAACCATGAAAATTGCAGAAGAAATCGGAATTATTGCTAAAGCTGGCTCTTGGTATACTTATGAGGAATACAAAGTACAAGGTGCGGAAAAATTACGACAGTATTTTGTAGACAATCCTGATAAGTATAAAGAACTAACCAAAGAAGTACAGGAAATGTTATCATGAGAGTAATTGGATTGCACGGTCAGGAAATGACTCTGAATTTCAATAAATCCGGCACTAGAAAAAACGCATCGTCATATCATACTAAAGCAAGAGAACTACTTAATGATTATTTTTCTCTTGAGGTAATTTATGAAGAACTAGGAATTCCAGGTACTTTATTGACTTTGGATTTTTTTATACCTAGGTACAAGGTAGCTGTTGAGGTACAAGGCGAACAACATTATAAATTTATTGGACATTTTCACAAAAACAAATTAGAATTTTACAGAGCAAAAAAACGAGACCAAGACAAACGCAATTGGTGCGAAGTTAATAATTTTGATTTGATTGAATTTCCATATAATGAGGATAAAAACGAATGGCTGACGAGAATACAGGAAAGATAGAATCACAGTGGAACGAAATTGACCAATTACTAAACGACTATGACGAAAGGTTGTGTTTAAAACATATAACTCATAGTCCAGAAGTTGAAAAGATTCTGACCATTTCTTATGTCGAATTAAAAGCGTTGTCTGCCGAAAGATGCGGAGAGTGTGCTGTTTTATTAGCTCAGTATGGTATATTTGTACAAAAAGAAATAAATCGTCAGACAGCTAAAATGAAATGGGCGGAAAAAGGCATTCACATAATGGCTGCTAAATATGGCAAAAACTACAGTCAGTATATGAAATTTGAAGAAAAACAAGCAACAATCATATCAGACAACAGTGCTGCGTTTAAACTTCATAAACTCAAACAAATATCTCAAGCTATAGTTGACGAATTGTCTTACATTACCAGTCGAATAAATACTATGGGACAGTCTTTTATAGAGCTTCAAAACACCAAAAGGAGAACGCAATGAGTATTATAACAGATACCAAACAAATGATAGAAACCGCTATGAACAGCGGAGATAAAGACCTAATGAAGATGGCTATGTTGATGCAGTCTAAAATAGTAGACAATCTGCCAGAGCCAACACAAGAACCAACACAAGAACCGTATTACACTTGTGATGCTTGTGGTGAAAGATTTCCGTTTGATAAAAAAAGAAAACGTTGCCCTTCTTGTAAGAAACATAAACTAGTTTTGGTTGATGTTGCAAAAGAGCCAGAGCCAGTAATTGACACAAGAAGTAAAAGACTACGAGCAACAGATGTTGAAAATTTTACTATGACCCGTGACCCTAATTTTGACAGAGAAGTTAGAGACGAAGAAGGTAATGTGATTGGCACTAAAACTTTATCTCAGAGTATTCAAGTTACTGGTAATCAATTTCAAGACAACAACGATGATTGTTCTGCTGACAGAGACTTTACCAAACAGGTTAAGTTTAATGTTAGCCAACGTAGAGGTAAGGTCAATATGGTAAATTGGCAATGTGAATCATGTAATAAACAGGAACAAAAACACCCCGCGTTTTCTAAAGAATTGTATTGTGATAAATGTTTAATCAAAGGGAAAGGAAGAGGGCGAAATAAACGTGTCTGATAAACAAGGTAATACGGGTGTAGAAAGAGCGGTAGTGTCTGGGTTATGTCAATATGGTAAAGACGCATGGATTGATGTATCTGACATAATAGATTCATCGTCGTTTGTAGAACAACATAATCAAATGATTTTTAGAGTCATAGACAATATAATAAACATTCAAGGGATTGAAACTATTGATTTGTCTTCTATTGTCGCAACAGCCGAAACTCTTGGTTTTTCATCAACTATATCTGATAGGAAATACAACGATTATATTAGGTCTATATTCAACTTTCCTGTTGAATTAGCAAATGTTAGAGTCCATGCTAAAAAACTCGCCAAACTTGAAATCGCAAGAAAATGGAAAAACAAACTTAAAGACATATACAACAAGATGGCAGAAGTTACTGGTGATGAAACTATTGACGAAATAGTTAACATTCCAGAATCTGCATTGTTTGATATGGTTCATAATTTATATCACAATACCGATAACAATCCCGTTCAAATAGCAGAAGGAAACTCAGAACTTTTAAACGACTTGATAAACAACCCAATTGAAATGATTGGTGTTCCTACTCCTTGGCCAATTTATAACGAAATTATTGGTGGTGGTTTGCGTCCTGGTGTTTCATTAATTGCTGCTAGACCAAAAATTGGTAAGTCATCACTTGCTAAAGATGCGTTACTTCATATTTCTGGTAAAATGAATATTCCAACTCTGTACATTGATACAGAAATGGATAAGACAGAACAGGTTTTTAGAATGTTGGCAACACTATCAGACGTTCCAACTAAAAGAATTGAGACAGGATATTTCGGTCAAGACGATGATGAAAAAGAACGAGTTTTTCTAGCTAATAAAGAATTAGAAGCAATGCCGCTATCTCATAAAAGGGTTGGTGGAATGGATTTTAAAGAAATATTAAGTATTGTTAGACGATGGATTTTTAAAGATGTTGGATTTGACGATTCGGGTGAAGCCAATCCTTGTGTGATAGTTTATGATTACTTTAAGCTTATGAATGTTGAAACACTACAAAAAATGCAAGAATTTCAAGCTTTGGGTTTTCAAATATCAGAATTGAGTGACTTTACTAAACAATATAGTATTCCTTGTCTAGCTTTTGTACAAACAAACAGAGAAGGTATTAAAGAAACTGGTGGTAGTGTATTATCAGGTTCTGACCGTTTGTTGTGGTTGTGCATTTCTGCGTGTGACTTCAAGAGAAAAACATCAGAAGAAATTGAAGAAGATGGGCCAGAATTTGGCAATAGAAAACTTGTACCTATCGAATGTCGTTATGGTAGTAGTTTATCAGACAACGATTATATACATATGAACTTACAAGGTAATATTTCAAAGGTTACGGAATTAGGTACGAAATCTGCTAGTATTAAAGATGAAGATGATTCTGGATTTACTGGAGGAAAACCAATACCTGTTGAAGACGACGAGGAGGAAGACGATTGTCCTTTCTAGTATCAGACGAAAGCATTGAAAATATCTTATACGGATTGTCTGAGCGTATGGAAGATGTATTAGATGAATTTGGATTGGAATACGAAATTTATGATAACAGAATATGTACAAATTGTGAAATTCATGGTGGGGATAAAAAAGAAGCGTTAGTAGTTTATACTAATAATGATTTAGGAATATGGAAATGTTATACAGCAGAATGTCATGAAACCTACGGTAAAGATGGCATTGGCTTAATTCGCGGTCTACTTAGCGTCGAAAAAAGTAAAGAAATTTCGAGATTCGATGCAATAAAGTGGGCTGCGAATTTTTTAGGAGAATCCATTAATTATGAAGAAAATAAGAATTTCAAAGACCAGCGTAATTATACCAAAATGGCTAAGGCTTTACTAAAAACTAATAAAACTACAACAGTACAAATAAAACGAGAGCAAGCAATCAAGAGTTTACGGATTCCAGCGACTTTTTATGTGCGACAGGGATTCAGCAAAAAGATTCTAACGAAGTACGATGTTGGATATTGTGCGACTGCGGGCAAAGAAATGTTTGACAGAGTTGTATTTCCTGTGTATGATGATATGCATGAACACATTGTCGGTGTTGTGGGACGAACGATTCAGCCGTATTGTAAAAAGTGTAAAAAATATCATTATACTAATCGTCATTGTCCAACAAACAGAGTCGAAGAACTATGGGCATCTAAATGGAGAAACAGTAAAGGGTTTCGTGCTGAATCGTTTTTCTTTAACTACTGGTTTGCTGCAAAGCATATTAAACAATGTGGTTGTGCAATACTTGTTGAAGGACAAGGAGATGTATTAAGATTAGAAGAGGCGGGTATTAAAATAGCTTTAGGAATGTTTGGTACTTCAATAACTGATGACCAGCTTATGTTATTAGAAAAAAGTGGTGCTACGACACTGGTAATTTTTACCGATAACGACAACGCTGGTAAAAAAGCTAGAGAAGACATTAAAGAGAAATGTGGACTGTGTTTTAATATTATTACGGAAGATTTACCAAAAAAAGATTTTGGTATAATGAAAGTAGCAGAAACACGAACTTTTGTTAATCCAATACTTAAAAGAATAGGAGTTAGTAATGCTTTGGGAATTCACTGTTGAACTAGAGGAAATTAAAGACAAAGACAAAAATGTTACACAAAAGTCTGGCACAGAAGTAGTAGTAGTTGAGGCAAATATTTTAAATACTGCTGCGTATAGAGTGTTTAGACAACTGACTAATTCTGGACGTATGCTTCGTAAACCAAAATGGGTTACCCCCAAAAACCAAAACAGAAAACATCCACAAGAAGTAGAATTTGCGTGGAAAGGTGTTACTGTCAAAACGCTTCAACCCGTAAAGACAGTAAACATTACTGAGTTGGGCTATGAAGCTAAAAAAGACAAAAGGAGTATGAAGCAAGACAATGGGTGACCAAAACATATTAGTATTCTTTGGTGAAAAACAATCGGGTAAAGACAGTGGTGCAAACTTTATTTCTGGTTGGGTAATGCGAGAATACGCAGGATTAATGGAAAGGTTTGAGATTGACCCAGAAACAGGAAAACTAGTTACGTCAGTTAATACCCAAAATGAAAAAGGTGAAACTATTAAAGGCGAAGCTATTTTAGACTTTGAACAGCATTGGGTA